ACACAGAGACGGCCAACAAAGATGGATTTCTTGTGGTTGACCCTGATGTTCCTTTTCTGGAGTGCAAGGGCTGAAGGCCCAATCATATGTGAGGGTCTCACTCATTCAAACAAGAGTGCTGCCATCCCTCACTTGTTGGGATACTCTGAAAAGATGTGTCAAATTGATAGGCTCATTCATGTGTCATCATGGCTCAGAAACCACACTCAGTTTGAGGGATTTGTTGGCCATAGGGGAGGCAGATCACAGGTGAGATATTTCCCAGCTGAGAATTCCTACTCTAAATGGGCAGGACTCCTGAGCCCATGTGATGCCGACTGGCTGGGGCTTCTAGTTGTAAAGAAGGCAAGCCAAAGTGACATGATTGTGCCTGGGCCCTCATATAAGGGGCTTGTGTTCTTTGAAAGGCCAACATTTGATGGGTATGTGGGGTGGGGCTGTGGAGGTGGGAAGTCAAGGACTGAAAGCGGGGAAATGTGCAGTCAAGACTCTGGAACCACCTCAGGGCTCCTACAATCTGAGAAGGTGATGTGGATAGGGGATGTTGCCTGCCAACCTATGACACCCATCCCTGAGGATGTTTTCCAGGAGCTCAAAGGTTTTAGTCAGAGTGAATTCCCTGACATTTGCAAGATAGATGGAATACTATTCAACCAGTGTGAAGGAGAAAGCCTCCCTCAACCAATAGATGTTGCTTGGATGGACATCGGTCATTCTCATAAGATTATAATGAGGGAGCACCAAACTAAGTGGATACAGGAGAGCTCACCAAAAGATTTCGTCTGCCATAAAGATGGTATAGGCCCTTGTCCTGCATCAGAAGAATTGAGCTGTAGGACTAATGGAGATTGTAGGGGGGACCTTCAGTTCTGTAAGATTACTGGCTGTGGCCATGGGGAGGAGAGCTCTAGTTCCAAATGTCGTTGTAGTTTAGTCCACAAGCCTGGAGAAGTGGTCGTTTCGTATGGAGGGGTGAGAGTCCGACCGAAGTGTTATGGCTTCTCTAGAATGATGGCAACAATAGAAGTCAAGCAGGCTGAGCATAAATCGGGCAAATGCACTGGCTGCCACCTGGAATGCATAAATGGTGGTGTGAGGCTCATAACACTAACAAGTGAGCTCAAGTCAGCCACAGTCTGTGCGTCGCATTTCTGCAGTTCAGCGGAGAGTGGCAAAAAGAACACAGAAATCATGTTCCATTCAGGGGCGCTTGTGGGATCAACCGATGTGCATGTAAAAGGCACACTCATGGATGGGACTGAATTCACCTTTAGAGGGCTGTGCCAGTTCCCGGATGGATGTGATGCAGTAGACTGCACATTTTGCAGGGAGTTTCTAAAAAATCCCCAGTGCTACCCCACAAAGAAATGGCTGTTTATAATCGTGGTCATCATTGTCAGTTATGCAGTTCTGATGCTGATCACAAATATTCTTAGAGCCATCAGCATTTGGGGTTCATGGGTACTTGCACCTGTGAAACTACTCATTGCCTTGATGAGGAAGCTGGTCAGATTGACCTTAAAGGCACTTAATCAAGCAGCAGACAGAGGAAGGAGGGTCATCTATGAGGAGATGGATGGAGCTCAAAGGGTGCATGAGGAGGGGGCCAGAGTGGAGATAGCAAGGCCCAGGCGAGTAAGGCACTGGATGTACTCTCCAGTGATACTGGGGATAATTTTAGCTGGCTCAGCCAATGGGTGTGATGAACTAGTCCATGCAGATTCAAAGCTCATATCATGCAAGCAAGGAGGCAACAACAACAAAGTGTGTGCAACAACTGGAAGGGCCCTGTTGCCTGCAGTGAACCCAGGACAGACTGCATGCTTACATTTCTCTGCTCCTGGAAGCCCTGATTCTAAGTGTTTAAAAATTAAGGTGAAGAAAATTAATTTGAAATGTAAGAAAGCTTCTTCTTACTATGTCCCTGATGCAAGATCCAGATGCACGTCTGTCAGAAGGTGCAGATGGGCTGGGGACTGTCAGTCAGGATGTCCCTCGCACTTCACGTCAAATTCATTTTCAGATGACTGGGCAGGGAAGATGGATAGAGCTGGGCTTGGCTTTAGCGGCTGCTCTGATGGATGTGGTGGGGCAGCTTGTGGCTGTTTCAATGCAGCACCTTCATGCATATTCTGGAGGAAGTGGGTTGAGAATCCACATGGTGTAATATGGAAAGTGTCACCCTGTGCGGCTTGGGTGCCATCTGCAGAGGTAGAGGTGACTCTACCGTCAGGAAAAAGCAAGGTATTCCACCCTATGAGTGGGGTACCTACACAAGCATTCAAAGGCGTTAGTATCACCTACTTGGGGTCTGAGCTAGAGGTGTCCGGGCTGACTGAGCTGTGTGAGATTGAAGAACTGAAATCAGGGAGGCTTGCCTTAGCTCCATGCAACCAAGCAGGCATGGGTGTTGTAGGAAAGATAGGAGAAATCCAGTGTAGTAGTGAAGAGAGCGCTCGGACAATTAAGAAGGATGGCTGCATATGGAATTCAGACTTGGTTGGAATAGAGCTGCGAGTGGATGATGCAGTATGTTTTTCAAAAATCACAAGTGTTGAGGCAGTGGCCAACTATTCTGCAATACCAACCATCATTGGGGGGCTACGGTTTGAGAGAAGTCATGACAGTCAGGGCAAAATCTCTGGAAGCCCTTTGGACATCACAGCAATCAGAGGGGAATTCTCAGTTAGTTATAGGGGTCTTAGGCTCAGCCTGTCTGAGATTACAGCAACATGCACAGGAGAAGTGACCAACATTAGCGGGTGCTACTCATGTATGATGGGGGCAAAGGTTTCAATTAGATTACATAGCAACAAGAATAGTACAGCTCACTTGAAGTGCAGTAGCGATGAGACAGCTTTCAGTGTCTCAGAGGGTGTCCACAGTTACACTGTGAGCCTAAGCTATGATCATGCTGTTGTTGATGAAACATGTATACTCAACTGTGGGGGTCATGAAAGCCAGGTTAATGTTAAAGGGAATCTTGTCTTTCTAGATATTCCTAGGTTCGTGGATGGAAGTTACGTACAGACATATCATAGTACAGTCCCTACAGGTGCAAGTATACCAAGCCCCACTGATTGGTTAAATGCTTTGTTTGGTAATGGCATAACCAGATGGCTGTTGGGGGCAGCTGGAGTACTGCTGACTGGGTTTGCTGTTATTCATCTTGATTGTGTCAGTCCTGAAATATGGAATAAGGAAGTTGACTAGTGTGCGAGCAAAGATGGCTTAATTGGATTCATGGCGGTCTCATGACCCTCTGGGAGCTGTGCTCTCAGGGGATATGTCCATTTGTGTGCATCAATCATAGACAGAGCTTCCCATATTAGACCTTAGAGTCTAATTCCAGTGTTGGCCGGTCTTTGTGT